GAAATCAGCGTCGCTAACCTCGCCCTTACCCGCATAAGTCAACAACATAGCAGCAATAAGCGACATCAAAACAACAATAGCACCAAAAATAGCGGAAGTAACAGCATCAATACCAATCCAACTACCAGCACCAGGCGACACAATACCAGCAGCCAAACCAAACGCCAAAACACGCTTAGCACGCTTCACATGCCTAGGCTCAATAAACTTATGCTTAGCCATTACGCCTTCTTAGCAGCAGGCTTCTTAGCCACAGGCTTAGAAGCCACAACAGGCTCCACAGGGGCCTCAGCAGCCACAGGAGCCTCCACAGGGGCTGCAACAGCCTTAGGAGCAGCAACACCAGCCTCAGCAGCAATACGCTTCTTCAAACCGGCTAAAGGGTCCACAACCTTACCAAACGAATACCCGTCACGCTCAGGTGAACAAATCCAATGCAAATGGGCACCACGAGAGGCGCTACCAGTGTTACCGACCTTACCAATAACAGTCACACCAGCCTCACACTTAGTACCAATACCAGCACCAGCATCACGCAAATGACAATAACCCCAAAAAACGCCCTTATGGTCCTCAACAACAACCACATTACCCAACACGTCATTCCACTTAGAAATAACTACAATACCAACAGTCGCAGACTTAATCGGCGTACCACCAGCAACAGCAAAATCAGTGCCACGGTGAGCATGAACACGAGGGGCTTCCTTATTACCAAACTCCCCACCCTTAGGGACCTTAGACTCAGGAAACGGAAGGACGTGTAGAGGCATAATCAACCCTTAATAATCGAAGAAATAATAGTCGTCCCAACAGCAATTATAGCACCACCAAGAGCCGAATACGCTATCTTCTCCACCCAAGCAGACCGGGCCTGAGCAATCTCCACCGCCCTCAAACGGTCAGGCACATCCGCCAACTGCTCCAAATGAGCAACCGTCTGAACCAACAACTTATTAGTCTCTTGCTGCTCACGATACAAATCATTAATCGTCACCTTAACGTGAGCGGTATCCTCAGCCATTAGACGATGTTACCCACGAAACGATACGACCCCGAAGCAATACACAAAACAGTAGCCCCCGCATAACGAGTCGCAGTCTTAGAACCAACACCATAAATCGACACCCCAGACCCAGCCGACAAAACAACCTGACCAACACCCTCCTGCAAAATATCAATACGCTGACCCGCAGACAAAATATTAGGCAAAGTAACAGTCACATCAGTAGCCGAATTATAAACAACCGTATTACCCTTATCGCCCACCAACAAAGTATCCGTAGTACCAGTCACAGTACGCAACGCAGACGACGCACCAACAATACCCTCAAGAGTAGTAACACGCCCATCCAAAGACGTAAGCGCAGACGCCTGTGAAGAATTAACAGACTCAACCGCATCCAAACGACCATCAGCAGCAACAGCCTCAGCCTCAACAGCATCCCAATTAGAATTAAAAACAGCAGTCTCAAAAGCCTGATTCGACCCAACAACAGCCTTCTTCAAACCAAGACGAGAAGTCGTAGTATAAGACATAAAAAACCTAACTAATTATCGGTAGTCTCAACTTCAATAGTATCATAAACAGGCTCAGCGACCACAGCCAACGGCGACTGCCCAGACGCCAAAGCAATAAGTTCCCTAGCAATATTACGTTTCACCTCAGGCTCACGCACATGCCTCAACACAATATCCTGCACCTGCAACAACAACGCAGGCACATCCAACGCCGACTTAGCATTAGCATCAAAACGCCCAGTCAACTGATTCAAAAACGTAATCGCCTTCATATCGCCCTGCTGAACCAACTGCCCCAAAGCCTGGTCAGCCATCGGCAAATAAGCCTTCAAATTATCGGCAGCCTTCACAGACATAGCCGACGCAAACTCCTTCTGACGCATCCACCCATCCAACTCCGCCAAACCAATCTTCATCTGCTTAGCCAACACCTGCGGAGTCTTCACATTCAACGGCGACAAATACGCCTGCAAAAACGTCTCCTGACGGAGAGTGAGATTAGGATTACTCGTCGTCCGAATACCACGGTCCAACAACGCACGCTGAAACTTCGACGAACCCCAAACCAACTCCACCTGCCCCTTAGACAAAGAAGCATCCTGGTCCAAAACCGTCGCAACCTCCAAAAACAAACCCTGACGGTCAGCAGCCACCGCAGCAGCCAAAACCCTCTCAAACAACACCTGCTCTTTACGCTCAGCCCTCGAAGGCTGACGAGACTCAAACGCTGTTACATCTATTGAATCTTCCACAAAAACTCACCAACCCTATCCGCCAAATCATCCAACGACCCATCATTCTCAATCACATAATCAGGCACAAACCCACTCAACGCAGACTCAGAAACATGCCCATTCACCGCCCCAACACCAGGACGACGCACCTCCAAAATCACACCACCACGAGCACGAATAGCCTCAGCCTCATTCGGAAAACGCACATCCGTAAACACATAAGACTCACTAAACTTCAAATCTTTAAAAGCCAAATCAACCCAAAAATTCTCCCCCAAAAACTCACGCCCAACCGACGTACCCAAACGCTGCAACAAACCACGCACCTCAGGCACATGCTCCTTCAAACCCTCCCAACCACCAAACAAATACAACGCATCCATCAAAGGCATAAAACCATTAGGCGTCTCCACAAAACCATTCAACAACGCCAACATCCGCCTCATCGGAGAAGCAAACGAAACCTTCTTATAACCCTGACTAACAAGAACAGCACCAACAGAATCCTTACCAGAACGAGCAAAACCCATCAAACCAACATCAACCATTACGCTTCAACCCCTCCAACGCCACTAAGTATTCCGGAGAAAGCCCCAGACCTGAGACAAGACGCCCCGCCAACACATCACCCATCGCCTCCACACGACCCTCCTCAAACTCACGCACAACCGCAGGATTAAGTCTAAGAAGTGACGCAAACGCCGTAATGGTTGGCGAAAACTCTTTCCGCCACTGAGCAAACGTCTGATAATACTGACTGAGGGTGTATGGCGGAATAAGAAGAAGATTCTGAGCAGCAGGCTTCAACACAGGCCTCACCGGCGCATCCCACCAAGCGAGAACATCGCTCAAAAGTTGCTTCGGGTCATCAGACAACACGCTGAGGATTTTATCGGAAGGATGCTTAGTCCTACCATCCTCAACAGCAGTAACAGCAGAACGCTGAACGCCAGCCAACGATGCGAGTTTATTCTGCGAAAACCCCTTAGCAATCCGAGCAAGCCTAACAGGGTGGTCAACAATACGAGCCATGTTATCCATTATAGTAGACACCTAAATGATTTTGCAAATTTCGGGGAACGACGCTAGATACTAGGAGACGGCTGGAATGTCGGGACAACATCAAAGGCGGTAAATTGGTCTTGTCGGCAGGGATGGTCCCTGTTGATAGGAGGGTAAAAAATGGATTACGAATTAGAGGGTTCTGCTCTTGTAGCAGAATTGACTGCGCAGGTTGCTGCACTTACTGCCCAGGTAAATGACTTGACCGGTCAGGTCAATACTCAGCGTGAGTATGCTGAATTGTCTGCCCGTAAGATGCTTGAGTACGGTCAGCAGATTAGCCTGGTTGAGGATGCGTTACAGCGGGCGTCTACTGAGGTTGACCACGAGGCATTCAAAGAGATGTACCAGGATATTGCGGAGGCTATTGGGTTTGAGATGACCCGTGAGGTTGAGGTGACGATTACTATGAGCCAGACCGTGACTGTCAAGGTGCCTTTTGGTGAGGAGCCTAGTGAGCAAGACTTTTGGGCTACTCGTGGTGAGGTGCTTGACAGTAATTACACTGTTGAGAATGAACAGGATATTGAGATTGAGGATGTTACTTTCAATCGCTACTAGGGTTACCCCCTAACACTGAACCCCCGCAGAAATGCGGGGGTTCTTTTATGCCTGGCGGGGCTGCGCCCACTAGGGGACGGATGGAATGTGTGTGGCGTTGTTGGGTTGGTAAATTGGTTGTGTTGGCGGGATGGTCTCGCTGACAGGGAGGTAAATAAATTGACTAAGTATCAGGTATCAGTGCCTTTGGTGTCTTATTACACTGTTGAGGTTGAGGCTATCGATATGATGCAGGCTCGTGAGTTGGTTGAGGAGATGGGTCCTAGTGTGGTTGCTGATGATGGCGTTTACACGGGTTGGGATTATCTCGAATTTAAGGTTGACTACGCTGATGATGATGAGGAGGCAAACTAATGTTTACGTTACGCAATTGGGAGTGGTATAGCGATAAGCCTGCGCCACTGTTCAAGTCTAGGAAGGAGGCTGAGGCTATGGCATCTAGTATGCGTAGTATTCGGGCTTGGGTTGAGGTTATCGAAGTGGAGGCTAACAATGAATAAGTTATTTACAGCCCGTTTGGGCCAAGCAGGTAGTTTTTATGTGATGCTTGAGGCGTTTGATGATGTTGATAGCAACCCTAACGATGAGTTGGGTATGAGTGTGGAAGATATTCGTGCATTCGAATACGGCTATTGGCGTTATGCGTTGCTTAAGGTTGTCATCCGCTACTATGGCACGGAGTTGGGCCGTAGCAGTTATGTTGGGTATGTTCCATATGGCGAGGGTGATGATTGGAAACGCACTGAAGAAGATATCTGTTGTGAAGTGTTGTCTGAGCATTCTTGGATGATTGATGAGGCCATCACTGAGGCTAAGCGTCAGTGGGAGATTATCTGCAAAGGTGATTTTGATGATTTTGTTGAGAGTGTTGCGATTGGCCGTTATAGCGATGGTGGCCTCGTGAAGTAGAGTTACCCCCTAACCGCCCTGAGCAAGGCGTTAAAAGGCTCTATTACTATGCCTAAAATCGGGCTGCGCCCTAGGGGACGGGTGGAATGTGTGTGGCGTGTTGTGTGTTGTTAGGCTGGCGGAGCCAGCGTTTTCTAACCCCGCTGGCGGAGGGTATCAAAATGAACGAATTTGTTGTTTATGTGGGCGGTTACGCCTGTAACTGGTCGCCTGTTTTTGTTAGTCGTAAGTCTGCGGAGGCGTGGGTGAACGAGATTGGTGAGCGTGGTGGCTGGGATGAGCGTGTCGAGGTGCTGTACGAGGGCGACACTGCCCACACTCAGTGCCGTGAGTGCCTTCAGTACGCCACTTGCGATTTTATTGAGTTTGAGGATGGCGACGAGGCGTGGCTATGCCGTGACTGCCAGCCTCAGCCTGCTGAGGGCATCCTAATGGAGGGGCAGATTTTGGCGTTGGCTGATGACGCTAATTCTGCGTTGCGCCGTCTGAATGACCCTGCGTTTACCGTCTCAGACGCTCAGGAGGCGTTTGCGGTGTGGAAAGACCTGAACCATGCCGTCTACTATCTGGGCTATAAGTTGGGCAAACTCGTGGATGAGGAGGCTGAACCGGCACGCCTCGCAAACTAGCCCCTAGCAGGCTCTACAAGCCCCGCACAGCCCCTTGTGCGGGGCTTTCCCTATGCCTGCAGGCAAAACCCGCCCTAGGGGACGGATGGAATGTGTGAGGCGTAGCCTAGGCGGTGCCGGTTGTGCTATGTTCTTGGCATAGCAGACCCCAATAGCGGGAATGATAGACAAGCGGTGCTTGCCCTGATGCAAAAAATTCGGTGCAAGCGGGCAGGAATGGCTAGTGGTTTTTCGTTATGTGTTTGTTATCTAAAAATGTTGCAAAAACTTGGCGGGTGTCGCTAGGTTGTGTTTAGGCGGGATTTCCTCGCCGTTATGGAAAGGTAGAAAAATGGCTGTGAATGTTCGTATCACTTATGAAGTGGCTTTGACTGATAGTGATGATTTAGAGAATTTGGCGGATAGTGCATTTACGCATAGGGCGCATAATGCGTTGATGGATTATATGTTTAAGATGCGTTTGATGGGTGGCGGGCTTATTCCGTTTGACAGTGATTATGGTGATGGCGTTGATGCTATTTTGACATTTCCAAACAAGACAGTTATTAAGAAGGGTTAAAAGTG